ATGAAGGAGGGGGGTAAGGTTTGCGACCCCTCCCCCCTCCCCCAAATTACTCTGGTTCGCCAGTCGACATCAAGACTTTGCGATGCATTCCTGAAACGTTGTGTTGAACGATCTCATTCACTGCATCCTGGAACGCCAATGCTTGATCTGCTTCACTCAACTCATTGCTAGTCACCACCACCCTGGCCAGGAGGGAGAGGGTGTGGTATCCCTTCATTGAATCCCAGTTGAACCATTCATTGAACTGTGTCACTGGATTGAAGGGATTGTCTACAGTGGTCAGCATGTACTCTGCCATTGCTACAACTCCTTCTTCAATGTGGTTAGTGAAACACCAAGAGCATCAGCAATCTCAGCCTGGGTGTAGTTGTTACCAGCCATCTGCTTAGCCCTAGCTATCTTAGACGGAGTCATTGCCAACTGAGTCTTAGGAGTAGCCAGGGCCTTAACCCTCTTAGGTTCTGCATTGTCGAGGATCCGCTTAAGCCTGGTGTTACTAATAGCCCCTGCTTGGATAGCCTTCCATTCATCATCGGTGATGTCAACCAACTGCTTCTTAGCCCCGGTTCTACGGCGGGCTTCATCTAGAGCCTGAGCCTTAACCCTCTTGAGTTGTGTTGAATCCATGTCGGGTGCAGCCTGGCGCTTCTGGGTAATGATAGTGCCGGCCAATACCTGGGCGTGTCTTTCTCTTGGTGCGTTCTCTTCTGCAATCCTAAGCTTCGAGGTAAGTGACTCCACCTCTTTAGAGAAAGCCTTAGCCGCAGAAGGAGAACGAACAATGCCTTCTGTATTGACAGCAACCTTACGAGCCTGATTAGCCAAAGCTTTCATCCTATTGGAATGATCAGCATAGACCTTCTCAATAGGGTGTCCACCATCCTTAGATACCAAGGTGTGGGCGTCGTCAGTCTCAGCCAGCTTTACCGAACGTTGGGTCTTCTTGACTACCTTACCAGTCCTTGGATCAACATAGGAATCTCCTGTTTCCTCGAAGATCTTCTTACCAGTAGCTCGATCAATAGGACCACCCTTAGCCATGGACCTAGGCTTTCGAACCGGAACATCCTGCCTTGCCGTCGCACGAGAGATGAGAGTAGAGGAACCACCGCCCCTGCGACCCTGATACTTCTGCATCAGGTTAGGGATTCCATTCTCAACAGCAGACCTCTTGTAATCGAGCCCATGCTTCTCTGCATCGATAACCACCATAGAGTGCTTGACAGCAGAAGCAATCTCTCTGTTACTAGCACCAGCAATGGTCATGTCTGTAATCAGGTTGGACACGAGACCCATCTGTGTCTGCTTAGTTCGCCCATTAGGACTCTTGCCTGGTGGATAGACAACCTTACCTTCAGCAGCATCCCATGTTCCACCATCGATAGTCTTCATTCCATCGTATGGCTTGTAGTCTCTCTGAGGATCGAACTCCATCAGATCCTTCAGAGGAGGTTGGGTCTTGAGCTTCGGATTGGTTATGGGGTTAGGAATGACAAGAACAGAATCCCCATCAAAGTCCGCACCTGACAAACGCTCAGCAACCTTACTGTTGATGGCAACAGCATCTTGGGCTTGACCCAACATACTTCTAGCCTCAGGATGCCGATTGTTCACAACCAGTTCAGGAATCTCGAACTTACCACCGTGAGGATAGCGAATCAGTGCAACTCGTTCTCCATTACGGTAGTTTGGTGCATAGATCTCGGTTTCTTTCAAGGAGTTGATCGGAAGGATGACCTGTGACCTCTGCCTAGGAAGAGCTGCTGCTTTGAGATGGATTGCTGCAGCGTCTGCTTCTTCTGCAAAGTCCAACAGCATCTTCTTCTTGACAGTAGGGTTAGTGAGGGCCATGATCTCATCAAACTGCATCTTGGATCTGTCATAGGTCATATCGAGCTGACCCTTGGCCAAAGACCGATCTTGCTTAGACAGAACCTGGGTCGAGATCGTGTTCCTCCACTTATCCCAGTCACCTTCCTTGTTGACAAGGTTCATCGCCGAGGTAACCTCGATGAGTTCATCCTTCTCATTCCTAGGACCGATCTGCTTTACTACAGCTCCGAAGGGATTGTCTTCATCTATGTTTCCCAACATGTCTGTTTTCACAGCCTTCAAAGCCTTAAGTTTGTTCGTACCAAGATCCGCTTTCTTCTTGTTGGTATGGAACATTAGATCGACACCAGGAGGAAGATCCTCCTTATACATGGCCATGCCCTTGATGTAATGGCTACCATCGACCATGATTCGAACCTGAGCGTAGCGAGCCCCGCCCAGAGATAGGTCCTCCTTTCCTGGACGGACATAAATCACTCCGTCCAACGACCCACCTCCGTCTTCGGCATAGACCACTTTCAGCCTCTTGCTACTCACACTAACAGGAGGAAGAAGGCCATACCAAGAGCGACCCCCATTTTCCGAGGTCTCGGAGATTGACTTGATCATGCTCTTATCCGAAACAACATCCTTGTAGGTGGTTCCGGGTTTAGCGAGAATCTTGACCACAGTCTTGTTCTGAGTGCCCTGCTGATCGATCTGTACGGGGAAGACTTCATATCCCTCACCCTTTAGGATCGAAACGGCAGTCGCTAGCTTCTCCTTGCTGATGCGAAGAAGATTCTCCACACCCTTACCGACATCTATAACACCCTTTTCGTCAACCTGACGACGAAGCATATCTGCAGTCGCCTTTAGGATGTCTACTTTCTCTTTCTGCCCAGGAGCAAGAAGGCTTCGAACGGTAGATTCGTTTTTACCCATGATTCTGCCGATTTCGGTATTGGAATTACCTTCGTCCTTCAACTTCTGGGCTTGTGCGATTTCTGCTGACTTCTTTGCGTTTCGAGCGATGGTGTTGGCAATGCGAAGGTCAGTAGTAGTGAACGGGTGCTCATCCGTAGACAGATACTTCGCAATCTCCGTATCAGTCATACCTTCCTTGCGAAGCTTATCGAGTGTGCTGAAGAAATCCTTGCTTCGCTGGGCTGGATTGGCACCTGAACCCCACGGATAGCGACCTGAACGTCGGAGGATGCCGTAGTGAGCCAGGTAGTTCTCTTCAGTCATCTTCACGACAGCGTCTCCTCTCGAAGTTCCCTAATTCGCTTATCGAAGTAAACGAATCGATCCATGATGTGGAAGATCACATCGGGGTCAGCCTCATACTCCTGACATTCGTCATCCTGATAGATCCGAAGCTCGATGTTGCTCAACTCGAACGGTTTGAACCGATATTCCAGACAGAACAGTGCGGCATAGGCCTCCAGCTGGGTGACCTTTACCGGAGATAGGCCTGTCTTTAGATCGGAGATCCGAAGCGTGTTGTTACGGAAAGAGATTGCGTCTGCAGTACCAAAGGCGTAGTCCGAATAGAACAAAGGTTGTTCTGTCGTCATCCGAAATCCGATGCAGTCGTTGACGTACATGTTGAGCGTCTTCTGTGACCGAGGAAGCTTGACGCCCTCAGTAATCAGAAGGTGTGCAAGATTGTGGAGCCGAGTTCCTCGAGCCGCAGCCTGCTGCAACGTATACGTACGATCGAATTTCTCGTCTGGATAGTTGATCCAGTGGTACTTGCTTGGACTAAGAAACGCGTGCTTTCCTTCGAGATCGGAATGCGTGTTGAAGAGCATCTAGTACCTCTTCTTCGTTTTCGGGATAGATAAAAGCGGCGAAAGACATCTCACCGAACAGATCAACATAGTAACGCTGATTGGGCTGTTCACGAGCTGACTCACGTGGCTTGACTTCCAACATGGCCCATCGATCACGCCAAAGAATGAGAAGGTCTGGGAGTCCTTGCATGAAATCCGTGCCTATCTTGATGATGAAGCAACCAGGTAGAATCTCACCGATCGTGTCGATAAGATCTTTCTGGTACTTGGATTCGAGCATGAACACCTCCTTCTGACTCAAAAATGAGAAAGATTGAGAAAAAGTCAAAGCTTTATCTCTCCCCTTCTATTATATGCCATGTAGGAGCTGCGCGTTAATACCACATCTTCACTTTTACAACGTTTGAAACTCTTGTCCCGTTGGAAACGTGAATGTGCCTTCGATCTCGGACTGGTACACGTCTTGGTAGTACAAACCGTTCGTGCAACACACGTCTTTGAGACTTTCGTATATCTCTCCCGTCTGCAAGTCGATTCGTTTAACCAAATCTTGATGAAACTGCTCATACTGGAACTGACGATGAAATCTGATTGCGAACCATCGAGGTCTCCACATCAGATTGTCGACCCGACAGTTCATGAAATCACCGTCAAGATGAATAGGTGTGTCAAAGTGTGGTGCTGGTTGAGGAAGGAATGTCTTAGCCACCAAGAGGGATACTCCTCGAGTGGTCTGGCGGCCATCTTTAACCAATGTGACCTTCGCATGTCCTTGTGGGGTCTGCGAGTGTCGTACCTCCCTGTCAGTCCTCGCATTCACGAATTCCCCAAAGTTGCTGATCTGGTATTTGGGGAACTCCTCCATATCTCGCCATTCTCGGTTCAAGACGTCCCTCTCTTTTCTCGCCGAAAAGATGCTTGCCAAAATTTCAGGGGCATTAAGCTAATATTTTGTAACTTAATGTCATGGTATTAAAATCACTCTCACGTGAAGAATATAAGCGTTTTCTTGGCAAAGTTCTTCATCACAAGGTAATTTTACGCGTAAAAACGCTCTCGTTGAAAGACTTTTTCCGTTTAAGAGCACTTAATACCATTTTATCGATCAAACTGTCACTTTTCAGAACGTAGTACCAGAGGTCGATAAATGTGGTATTAAGTCGGTCTATACGGCCGAAACTTTGGTGGAACTGCTTATACGAGTACGTCAGAGAGTAGAAACACATGGCGTTTGTAGTGATACAATTCCATGCTTCCGACC